TAACATCTACTAGAGGTACACTATCTGTTAAATTCTTTTCTACAAGGTTGAAGCGTACGTCTGATAAAGGAAACTCATCCTTAAGCACTCTATTCTTAGAGTCTGGGTCAGTCCATATACCTGTAGCATGTGATAGCTCGTAAGTTACAGACGTTGTTGTTCTAGCAGCGCTAACACTAGCTTGTAGTAGTTCAACTGATATTGTAGCGCGTAAGGCCACTTTAGAAGTCCGCTCTTACCTTAAACTTTAGCTTATCGAATATGGTTAGCTTCTTACCTGAGGTGTCTTCCAATTCGATTTCACCTTCGTAAGTACCAGCATCAACATCTAACGTCGTAGCGTTCCATTGCATGAAGCATTTACCATCCGTGTAAGGGGCGGATTTACCGCAAGTCATAGTGTCTAGTACAGTGTCACCGCCAAGGGCTCTAAAGTACACTCTAACTGTTTGCGCAGTTAAGTCAATTGGTGCCCAAGTAGTGGCGTCGTCTTCATCAAGCGTTTTACCTGCAGCTGCAGTGTTTGAATCACGTAGTGTGAAATTTAATTCTGGTTTATCATCCCCCGATACGAGGTTGATTGTGTCGTAATACGCCATTTAGGCCTCCAATATTTAACCGACTTAGTCGGGTTGTTCTCAGCATTTGGTATGCAATTAAAGTTAAGGTAACTTTACCCTAACAGGTGCTCCTTGTCAACTAAAAGTTAACTGAAGCTACGCGCATATTTACGCGTCTAGTGTCTCTTCCTTTAGCAGCGCACATTGCGCGTTCAAATTCTATTTGGTTGCTGATAGCAACCTCTGGATTACTCCACTCTTTGTTTGGTATCCCTGCGATTCTAGCAATAGCTCCGGCGGCTATAGACCTGCCGTGCGACTCGAATATAAAGTCCTCTATCCCCTTAGCAGCTAAGCTAGGTTTAACTACTAGCACGCCCGTGAACGTGTGTTTAGTAATAGGGGTAGGGTACATACGTATACTAGCATCTTCGAACACACTGAAGTGCGTAGGCGTGCCTGTTACAGCAGAACCATTAACTAAAGTAGCAGGGATGAAATGACGTTCAGATACGTGAGTTAGTGGAACACCGTCTAACGTTAGAACCATAATGTTTTCTAATACAGCCCTGTTAGGTACATCTAGCTCGTAGTCAGAAGTGTTTACACTAGTGTAGCTAGGCTCTAGGTTGTAGCGCCATATTTCACTCTTAGCGCAAAACTCTGCAGCTGCTTCCTGTAGATGTGTCTTTATAACAACTTCAGGACAACCGGGTACGTATGGTTGCGCGTAAGGGTACAACTTATCCCATATTACTGCCATGTTTAGCCCTCTTGTGGTGAAGAGCTAACATCACTCTGCGTTTTAACGCCGATACCTGACATAAATGCCTGGTTATGCGACACTGCTCTCTGAGTATTCGCTGCGTACTCAGCGTCCTTAGAAAAGGCTCTGTACAGTACCCAGTCAATAATAGAGCTTAAGTACGTATCGTCTAGCTTAATTATCTCCGTGCTACTGCCAGCGGGATTTAAATCGGCCTCTGACAACGTGTGAGCTCCCGGAGCGTCGGCGTACACAATTTCTACTTGCGCCGCTGTAGTTGCTGGTGGGTACACAAAGAACTCTTTGGGCTGTCTTGCGTCAAACGTGTAGTTCTGGATGTTAACCGTGTTGGTTTCTCCGTGCCACGAAGGACGCTGATCGTCTAAGACGCTCCTATTAATAAGTCTTACTACCTTCTTGCTAGAAGAAGTAGCCAGGTTGCGAACTACGTCTAGTAGGCGTAGTCCTGTTGGAAAACTTGCGGCTAAAGTTTGACGTGTTCCGGCTACACATGTAAGGGTAGCGGTCTTCGAGTTAGCATCAGGGCGCATTAGAACAATCTGCAAATAGGATTCATTAATCCAGTTCTGCAATTCTAGGCGCGGCCAACGAACGTTTGTGTCCTGAAGAATGTCTTCAACACGCTTAACGACGTCTATTACTTTTATTGTTGCCATAAGTTACTCCGTAATTTGGTAGAAAAGAGGGGGTTCCCCCCCTCTCTCATTAGTTAGGGTTGCTTATTAAGGCGTGCCAACTAATGCTGTTACAAGAGCTTCACTCTTAACAACCTTACGGCCGTAAACAGATAGACCACGAACGATGTCGCCGAAGTCTGTTTGGTTACGTAAAGGCTCAGTCTTAGTGATTTGCGATGCAAAAGCACATGATGCTTTAGTACCTGCAACCATCATACGACGTAGCTTAGCACCTGATGCTGTAGCACCCGTAGATGTAGCAGACAAGCCTGGAACCAATGCTTTACCTGCAGCACCGTGAGGTAGCAAGTTAGACACGTATACAGTTAAGCGGTCTAGCATACCAATCTTACCAGTACGAATAGTACTAGACTGGTCACCTGTGAAGTAAGCTTGAGCAATGTTAGATTGCATCAAGATGTTACGGTCTTTAGGTGAGATGATTAACCAACGACCTTCTTCAGGAACGTTTTGCTCATCCATAGTAGCTGACATAGCTAAGATAGTGTTCAATACGTTCTGTGCAGTAGCGTCGTTGATTGGAGCAGCATCAGTACCTAAGTTGTAACTACTTGAAATTGCACCAGCAGTTGCGCCCTTATTGGCAGCAGCAGCACCTTCAGTAGAGAACCAGTTGAAGAAAGCTTCGTTTTCGATAGAAATCTTCAGTTGCTTAGCAGCGTCATCAGTAAATGTGTTCATCAAGTCGATGTCAGCTTGGTGTGCCAATACGTCGTTTGTTTGAACAGAGAAGTACTTACCTTTGTTAATCTGCATATCAGTGTAGATTGGTACAGGTACTTCGCTTGTTAGTGTTGAACCAGCGCCAGCGTAGTCGTTAATAGTAATCGACGGTGCTGTACGGATACGGATAGTATCGCCTTGGTTTTTAATTTCGCCTTCCCAGTCAGTGTTAGACACTTCTGAAAGCATTGTGTTTGCATAAAATTTAGCATTCAGCTTATTAGACCACAATTGTGGGATAAAACCGCCTGAATACGTTGGGCTAGTAGTAAAACTACCGGTGGTTGGAAAAACAGCCATTTCTTACTCCTTATAAAAGTTTAACATCATTGTAGGTTAACGGCTGTTGAGTACAATCGTGACTAGTTTTTAACTCGTCCTTCCATGTACGCAGCTGTTAACTCTGCTTCAAGTTTTGCCGCCTCGCTATACTTACCACTAGTGTTTAGAGTTCGGGTCTTGGCCCAAGCATTATCCATCTGTTTAGATGAGTAAATCTTAGAACCTGCCGCGCTCTTAGTATCACTAGTGTTCGCTGAACGGTTTGGCGTTACCTGCTTCTCGAGTTCTGCTTGGCGAACGCTCTTCCCTTGTTCTGCAGGAGCGATGCTTTCGTTAAACAGTTTCACATAATGTGCTACTGACTCTGCATCGCCTCTGTCAAACGCGGACTGAGCTTGATCTCTGCGTGGCCCCCTAGACATAGGGTCATACTCGTTTAGCCACGCAACCCAACGGTCATCCTTGTCAAGTTGGTCAAACCCTGGAACTAAAACATTTAGTTTCTGAGCAAAACCCATCTCTCCAATTTGGTTACCGGTACTTGAGACCTGCTCGCGCAACTCTGCAATTACTTTCTCCTGTGCTTCGAAGCGCCCCTCATAATCCTGGGACACTTCTTTGGCAACTCTACGTTGGAAATCAATCAAATCATCTCCGTACTCTTCTCGATCGGCATCGGTTACATAACTGACTTTCTCTTTAGGTGTTTCATCTTTGACTTTAGCCGCTTCGTCCATATCCTTACGGATACTTCCTAACTGGTCTGTAAGGTCTCTAACCTGCTGATGCAGTCTAGGTACCTCAGCATCGTACTTACCTCGTAGGGTACTGTACTTCTGCTTAAAATCATCTGTAACATCTTTAGTGTCATCAGCCGGCTTTACTTCTTCAGGTGCAAGTGCTTCCTTCGGTTGCTCTTTAGTTACTTCGTCCTTGGTATCCTCAACTACTTTTAGCTTCGACTCGTCGGTCTTTTCTAATCCTTCATTTTGGGCTAGTACTTTCTCTAACTCTTCAACTTCAGCAAGCTGTGCTTGCACTTGTTTTGGCAATGCCATTTTCTTTCTCCTTAAAGCACCAACTCTGTTTCGCAGCGTCCTATTGGTATGCTGCTCCCGTTATGGTGTGCTTAACAAATGCGATAGTTTCCTATCGCTCCTCAATCACCTTAGACGATTCATTTATCGCCTTGAGTAAATCTTCAAAAGCTTCTGCTCGTCCTTGCAAACGGTGGAGTTTTCCCGTTTCGTTTGCATACACCAGCTTCTGCTTAGCTCCTTCGAGTTCATCCGTCAGGAGTGTTAATAATGCCTCGTTTCCTGGCTCTTTCAGCTCTTTTAGGGCCTTTAGCGTTTGTGTTCCTAGCTTATTAACGTAAATCATTTAACTACATAATACCAAAGAAAAAGGGTCTGTGGTACTTAATTTCACTTACCATTAGGTTTAGGGCTGAAATTGTTGTCTTGTCGACCCCCCATTTCAGTACCATCTTCCTGTAAATTAGCAGCTGCCTGTCCTTGTGCCTGTTGCATCTGCTGCTGCTGCATTTGCATCATCATCTGCTCCTGCTGTTGCTGAGCGGCTATTTCTTGCTGTTTCTGGACCTCTTCACGAGATGGCACAAGCCTGTCAATATTGGTGTTGAGATTTCCAGCAAGGTCGCGTAATAGTTCAGCCGTTCCTGGCAAACCAACAATCTGCTGCGCCACAGGGCTTTCCAGTACCAGACGTAAGAACTCAGTTTTACGAACTGCTTCAGCCTCTTTGACGACCAGCGAGGTCGCTCCTCTTGCAACAATTTGTACATCACCAATTAACTCCGGGTCTTGTGAATAGCGTAAGTTTCTCTGGTACTGACGCTCAAGCATCGGGTTAAGCACATCGTGGTCGATGTTACTTATAACCTGCTTAATACTCTTACCAGCGTTTGAAATCAACATCGACAAGCCGGACGACGTACGTCCTGCACCTGGGACGTGTTGTCCTGTCATGTATTTCGGAATACCTGTAATCTCGTCAGCTATATCCATGAACCTATCGAACACAGCCATAAGCTCTTGTGCGTTTGAATTCGGCTGGAAAAAGTTAATAGGCTGTGAAGCATCACCGTATTCTGACTGCTGGAACTGCCAAATCTTCCAAGGATACATCTGCGTAATGTCCTCGCCTGCAGGTAAGCGACTTACGTTAACTCCTACTTGAGGACCAGAAGAAATACCCATGTTATTAGCTAAGGCACGAGCAGCTGCGTTACACATGTTCTGCGCGTCCATACATAAATCTGAAACACCGTTGCCGTCAAGTCGGCCTGGGACCTTCTCGAACGACGAGACGTAATATGGTTTACGACCGATAGGGTCGTAGTTAAGTACGGCTTTAATAACTATGTTATCAACCATCCATACTTCACAAGGGTAAGACATCTGAGCATCGTCGATGTCCTTCTCGTCTAAACCCCATTCTAATAAAAGTTTACCTGGGATAGAGTCCCACAGTTGAACTGCTGCAATAAGGTCCGAGTTAGCCTCGTCGAAGTCTTTACCCTCTAAGACTTCAAACTCAGAGTCCTCGCGGTCTAACCAGTCGAATCCACCAATACCGAAGTCCGACAGCAACGCTCGTACTGACGCCTCGTCGTATCCCTCGACGCCTATCATGGCCTCGACGTCTTCTCTAGTTAAGTGGTGAATCTCAATGATAGGCATGTTCTGGATGTCGTCACCCCACGGGGCCCAGTAGAATTTGTAAGGGTCTACTCTTTCCCACTCGTCTCTAACGATTTCTTTAGTAACAAGCTCTGCGCCATCCCACTGTAACTTCTTACGCTTGCGGGGGACTGGACCTTTCAATACCGCATACGGATACGTAGCGATATCGTTAGTAAATTCAAATAGCGCCTTGACGAAACCACCTTCTAACAGCTGGTCTTCCATCTTGTCTTCCATACGATCAACGCGTTTGTCCGCTTCGAACTCCATCTCACGCATGGCTACGTCTTTCATGTCTGCTGCTAATTTCTTAAGGCCAATCTCATCGATAGCCTCACCACCCAACTCATAGTACTGCTGCAAATTCTGCTGCATGATACCTTGAAGGCGGTCAATTAATTCTGGTGGAACTTCTGGTACTGGAGTCGCTTCGATAGACCATGGCTTATCGGAACCAGTACCTAGTAGCGTGTCACGCAACCAAGCAGTCGCGGTACGACACTTCGTACTGACGATACCCATAAATAGTTCTGAACCACCTTGGGCTTGAATCTCTGCAAGTTTAGTTGGAGAGTACTCCATGTTGCGAGCGCGAGCAGTTTCAATCAAGCGAGGCTCAATGTCTTTCTTCTTGTGGTCACGCATCGTAGTCCAGCGTTTACGCGTGTGCGCAGCTAAACCTACTAGCAGTTCACTCTGTTGTTTTTCTTCTGACTCGCGTTTAGCTCTAGCTTCCAAATCGGAAGAACTAGCAACGGGGATTAAAGCAGGACCTAAAGACATAAATTTCTCATATTAACATGAATATGCTAATATGCTACCATCAGAACGCGTCGTTGTCAACATTTTATGTCCAACCAAACGCAGAAACTTTCTTAACTTCTCGTCGAGCCCCTTGCCCAGCTGTAGTACCGAACACTTCACCACCATCAGCGTGTAAGCAGAGGTACTGGAACGCATCCGCGACATCAGACCAAGGGTGTGATTTTTCTGGTTTCTCATCTTTTATACCTTTCGTGTTGATTTTATAACGATATTTTCCAGCTAAACCTTGAACCAACGAGTTCGCTGCATCATGGTCTATCATTAGGCCGTACTTACCATCAACTATTCGCGTCATGTACTTTTCTACTGCTGCTAAACGCGCAGCCACAGAGTTCGTTTTCGCGGCTTTTATCGAGAAACCCTCAGCACGATATATGTCGGCTACTGTTCTCTCGTCTGTCTGTGCCCTTTGGAACGCAGCGGGGTCAATTATCACCAGCGATGTCCTTCCAGGAAACTTGTTAGCTAACAACGGCTTCAGTTTCTCACGTACGAACCTTAGCGCGCCCATGTCTTCTGAGATTATCGAGTCATAAATAACCAAACGACCGTCGTATATCACTTGTCCTATCACCGCTGCTGGTGTTAGACCCGCGTCGATTCCTATTAGTATAGGCGCGTCACTTACCATCGGTATCAGTGGCGTTTTAGATGTATGGTGTTGTCTATCGAACGACCTAAACACTGGCTGCCCACTCAGTGACTTACCAAACTCAGCATGTATGTACACGGCTTTCCAGTCTTCAGTTTTACCGTGCGCAAGGTTATCGTAGTAGTCATCAGGTAGGAACTGTGTCCAGTCCGCTTCTGGTGCTAAACCAGATGGCTGAATAGTTACGTGCATGTTTTCTGGCGGGTTAGACAGCAGCTCTTCCCAAAAAGTATCTTGGTCTGGTGGGTTAGTCATCCCCCACAGGTGCGCGTTCGGTTTCCCGTCGTCAGTCTGACAACCCACCCCGTTCATCATTTTGTCCGGGTAACGTCCTAGACGACCCTGTGCTGCGTTGTAGATGTCTGGATGTATCTCTCTAAACTCATCGAATATGAAAAAGGATGCCTGAAGAGATAGTAGTCTTCGCACGTCATTCGCGTCATCTAGACCACGAAACAACACCTCACACTCTATGTCACCAACCTTTATGACGAATTTGTATTCCGTCTTGAGGAAGCTACCCATCACGCCATCAGGTATCCACTTCATAAAGTCTGGTATGGACGTGTCCCTCAACTGCTCTCGGGTGTTACGTACCCAGATGGCTCGAGACCGTCTGACCCCGTCATTACATGGAGCCATCAGAGCGGCGTGGTGCAATATTTTCATCACACCGGCTGTCGTTTTAGTCGAACCAACGGGGCCAACAGCTAGTGATATAAACTTGGTTGAGTAGAAGAAGTCGTCAAGCGACTTGATAACTTCGAAGTTTATCTCGTGCGCGGGGGTCTGGGGAACGGTAGCCACTAGACTGTACTGCCTTCTATGGTTATCGCTTCCTCTTTGTCCTTGGCGCGTGTGATGTTGATTACGACTTGTGGTCCGTTGGCTCCAACTGCGTCTTTGCCGTCAGGTTCCAACTTACCCATCTTGTTCAACATCTTCTGAAACTCCAAACGAGTAGCAGGGTTGATTGTAGGGTTCTGCATGTGGCGGAAGAGGTTATCCAAGTTAACTGCACCCATAAGACGGGCTAATGTTTCCATCTTGGTAGGGTCGTCCTCAATCATCTGCAGTTGCCCGCGGGATAAGATGGAGGTGTGTTCGAACGCCGGGTCTGTAAGTTTATCTACTTGATTGCTCATAATATCCAAGTGTACCTGTGTAGACAGGTGTTTGTCAATAATATCGTTATTTTAGCAGGCTGGAATTTTTTTGGGGGGCTATTTATGGGGCGGGGTGTTTCTATGAAGTGGCTCTTTTTGAGCGAGGTCTAAAAATTAGGGGGTTGTTATATGAAGTACATAAGGATGGGTGGGCACCCCCACCCCTCTGCGTTCCCTACCCCCTATATGGACGTTTTGCTATTAGTGTAAGAAGTGTTCCACCCACACTATAAAAAGAGTAGCCCGTTGCAGGGCAGTGGATTTGCAAGGCTGTAAGCAGGTAGTAGTGATATATAGATTTTATATAAAGCCTATCAGAAAGCAGTAAAAGGTACGGGATAAGTATAACCTTTAGATACAATTTAAAGCCCGCTCCAATAATGCTAAAAGGCATGATTAAGAAGGAGAATCCCCGCGAATAGTAGAAATAACGGGGCTTGAGTGAGAAATGCGAATAGTGGCGTATTCAATGTTCTCACTAAGGATAGAGAGGTATTACAATATAGGCATGAAAGTTGCACCCTTATACCAATCTATGCCTTATACACGGAGTCATGTCATATTAAGTTATGGCGTGGTTTCGTTATGTGCATAAGTCATTGTGTGCATAACGAAATCATATAGATTTCACTTTTATAATCAATGGAGTAATATATGTTAGACACTAAAGCAATCAATAGGAAAATCGGTGGTATTAAAAAATCTACAACTACAATCCGTGCGAATGTGCAGGAAGTATTGTGCAACGTAGCAGGTCATGCCTACGAGTTCGGCGATGTAACAGGGTTCGACAAACTGTTAGCTGTATCAACGGGTCTTAGTAAGAGCCGTATCATTCGCTGGGTGCATGAATATGGGTTCGCTCGTTATAACGAACAAACAGGCACGTTTAAAACCAACAAAAAGATGTTGAAAGAAACTATGTTTGGCAACGGTTCGTATACTGACGGCTCAGGTACTGAAGTGGTTAAGTACTTAGTAGACGAGTCTGTCAATTGGTATGACATGACAGCAGGTGAAGCTTCAACTGACAAACCTCTTGACATCACTCAGAGTTTAGTTGCACTTCGTAAGCGTATCGACAAAGCTACTGAGAAAGGTCAAGAGATTGTATCAGATGACTTTCATGTAGCAATGCGACTACTTGAAGACAAGATTGAGAGTCTGACTGAAGTTGAGATTAAAGTAGCTTAATCCAAAGAATAACTAAGTGGGCGAGAGGTTGCCCACTTAAAACCATAGCGTATTCAATCGAGTATGCTATGGTTTTATCCAATAAACCTATTAAGACGCTCTTTTGCGTGTCTTATTGCGTGTCTTAATACAAAACGCTTTCGTAGCGGGGAAAAATAAGCCTATTAAGACAATAAGACAATAAGACATAATATAATAGAGAGAAGAAGTTTTAAAAAGTTAGAGAATAAAAAGTTCTAAAAGACAACCACCATAGACTACTCCCGAGGGAACTTTCCGTCTCTCTCAGAAACCGTGTCTTATTGTCTTATTCGAGGAATATCAAGGACTTACGCGTGTCTTATTGTCTTAATACAATGTCTTATTACAATCTTTGGATTAATACACTTTTTGCTGATACGCTCTCATTAACATGACAGGTACTGTCATGTTAACCTCTGTTTTCCACCTTGTCAACCCCTTTTCCATAATAAATAGGAGTAATCCAAATGTTCAAAAAGATAATCACCGACATAACAATCGGTACACTCATATCTATACCGTTTGCTTGGATAGTTCTAAACTTCGCGAGTGGTTGTGGCGACTACTATCTGAATAAGGACTTATCAGTTTATCAATCGGGCGAGTGTATCGCCATGCCGTGGGTATCAGAAACTTTAACAATAGGAGAATACAATGCCGAAGATTAACAACAACCAAATGCGTGAGTTCACGACTCATCAGCGAACGTTCGAAACCAACAACGGTCATGCGTTTGCCAACAGAGATAACCGCAACCAAATGTATGTGGTGTATTCGTACGGGGAACACTTCCCGATGTATGCCTACGACAGCGACACGGAGCATTGGTTTGGTAACTCATCAAAATACTCGCCCACTACATCAAAGCACCAAAAAGCATCACGACCCGATACATCAAATGACCACCCTATCGCTTGGTTACCAACAGATGAGTTGGTATCCCTTGTAGCACTTGGCGGTTACGCACCATACTGTGCTGAGCGGTGTGCGAGTTAACAGCACAAGCACAACCCCATAAGTAACACACCACCAAGTTAGACCGTCTTATTGTGGTATAGGCGACTGATGTCGCAGGTCACCAACCGTATATATTTTTAATCTTATTTCAACCATGGAGGGCTAACATGCCATCAATTAACCAAGTCGTAGACGTAGCGACATCAATACTACGTAAATCACCATCAGCTGTACCGTTCTTTAAAGGGAAACCGGGAATGGGGAAGTCTGACGCTTGTCTGCAAGTGGGACACAACTTAGACATCAGAGACGAGCGTATCCTAGTGGTACACGTTAACAACCACGACGTAGTGGACTTCACAGGTGTGCCATCAGTAACTGATGATGGTGTAACGATATTCAACCCGACCGAGATGTTCTACAACTTCAGAGAGGGAACGGGAGCGGGACTGATTGTCTTGGAAGAACTACCACAATCAAGTACGCACCACCAAACGTGGGCTGCGGGGTTTATTCTAGAACGAAAGACACCCACGTTCAAATTAGACAAAGACGTGCGGTTCATCGTAACGGGTAACAGAGTAGAGGACAAAGCGGGAGCGAAACAGATGCTAACCCACCTATCGAACCGTATGTATGAGTTCGAGATGGAAACATCGTTAGACGATTGGTGTGGTTGGGCGATGGAGCATAACGTTGACCCCCTAGGTATCGCGTTCATGAGGCTAAGACCGCAACTGTTGAACGACTTTGACCCTATGCGTTCGGTCAATCCAACACAAAGAGCGTGGACTCAACTATTCACCGAAGTACCGAGAGAGTTACCAACAGACTTATATATGTATGCTTGTGAGGGTAAGGTTGGAGAAGGTGCGGCGGCGGAGTGGGTAGCGGCGAGGTCGCTAATGAGTAAGATGCCGAGTGTTGACGTAATCAGACTACACCCCGACAAAACAGAAGTACCCGATGAACCCGCAGTTAAGTACGCCGTAGCGACAGCACTCAGCATGACCGCTGAACCCGTGTCGTTCGGTAGAGATATGTTGTACATCGCTCGTATGCCTAAGGAGTTTCAGATGGTGTACGTAACCGATGCCCTACGACTACACCCCGAGTTACAGCAGACGAAAGACTTTATTACTTGGGCTGTAGCTAACAAAGACATATTCATGGGAGGTGAGTAATGAGCCTCAACTCAATCGTAAACATAGCAATTGGAGTAGCCATGGGAGTTATGGCTTTGTACGTATTAACCGTAATTTCTTTATACACATAGGAGGAACAGCATGAACATGAATGACATATTGGCACAAGCCATAAACGAAGCCGTCGACCACGACTCATCGCCCACCATCGTTGAGCAAGTTGCCGTCGTTGATGAACCCCAGATACAAGTACCGCCGACGCGACCATCAGTAAGCGTTAAAGGCTTAGATGAGAAAGCAGTCCTAATCAGCGTGAAACGTCGCATGTACTCACCGTACAAACTAGACCAAGAGGAAAGTAAGAAGTACGGTGCGGGTAATGTGAATAAGCACCTATTTGAGGGGCGTAACAACAAAGTCAAGGAAACCATCAGCAAATTCTCAGAGGTATATGTGTACGTGAAAGAGAACACAGTACCTTGGAGTACAGGTGTAGATATGTTGAACATAGACCACTACATGGAATTTACTCAAGGACTTAGACAGTTAGTTGACCAAGCGAACCAAGCAGTATGGGAGCTGTATAGCAAGTGGGACGACGAAGTTACCGCAGACCTAGACAGACTAGCACAAATTGCAATAGCGAAAGGTAAGCCGAACTTAGCGAACCCTAGCGACTATCCATCAGCGGACGAGATGAGAACCAAGTTCAGCATCGACGTAAGATACATGCCAGTTCCAACTACTGGTGACTTTAGAGTAGGCATCAGCGACGAGGACAAAGAGTCACTACAACAGCAGTTAGATGATGCGGGTAGTAACGCAACCAAGCATGTACTTGAGTCAATGATAACGCCAATGCGTAGGGCAATCGAGAAGTTAGCAGTACCGATAGGAAACGACGGTAGTGTGTTCCGCGATACTCTAATCGACAACATGGTAGATGTAGCCGAGCGTATGAATAAGGTGAACATATCAGATGACCCAGCAATTCAAGCAAAGATTGATGACCTACGTAGCCTAGTTGGAACGTACGCCAATAACAAAGACATGCTTAGAGATAGTCAGACTGTGCGTGAGAAAGCAGTTAGTCAGATAGACAGCCTAGTAAGTCAGATGGCTAACCTAGTATGAGTATCCCAGAGAAGTTAGTGTGTGAACTGTGCGGGAGTTCCAACACATCTCGCGATGGGTATGCTAGATGGGATACCGACACACAAAAGTGGGAGGTCACCGATATGTCAGACTATACGTGGTGTAGTGCTTGTGACAATGAGATAACCGGTGAATGGTTACCGCTAGAACTTAAAGACATGGCGAAATTAGCAATCAAAAAGGAGAATGAAGATGGGATACCGAAGTGATGTAACAGTGCTTATCTACGGCGACACCAAGGACGTAGTAGCGTTCGTTGCCGGTGAGAAACTACAAGGAAAGCCAAAGAATAGTGATTTCCACCCGCTCAGTGAGCCGACGAACGAGACCCATGAGCGTAACACGTACACTTATGGCAAGCACGACGAGTTCACGATGATGGAGTTCAATTGGTGGGACGTGAAGTGGTACGACAGCTATCCCGAGGTTGATTACTGGACAAACTTGGAGAGCGTGTGGGATGAAGCATTTCCACGACTGAGTATGGAGGTTGCTCGTGTCGGAGAGTCAGTAGATGACAACGTGACAAGCTATTACGGTAGCGACCCACAGTATCACCTAAACATTAGTAGAGAGATAACGAAAGACTTACCATAAAGGAGATACCATGAGTAATGCAGTAACAGTTGAGGAAACTATAAACCAAGCAGAAGTAGAGCGTAAGGTTGGAAAAGCCAAGGCCTTACTTATTTTAGACCACCCGTTCTTCGGCACCGCTGTGTCTAAGCGACCGATACAGTATTCAGACGTAGTACCAACTGCCGGTATGTCAGCAACGGGACAGATGGTAATCAACCCCGCGTTCGCCGAGAACCTAACAGTCAAGAACTTAATGTTCTTGATGGCACACGAAGCCATGCACTACATGTTGGCTCATGCGTTAAGAAGACAGCACCGCGACCATCAAGCGTGGAACGTAGCGTGTGACAAAGTCATTAACGACACACTCATAGAAGCAAACGTTGGAGACTTTATTGATGGTGGCGTCACACTACATGACGCTAGGAACTACGCGTCAGAAGAACTATACGATGAAAACGACGACGACATGGGTAGCGGTGGCATCGGCAACGACATCGGTGACCCCGTCGACGACAACGGTAAGCCTTTGGACGAGTCGCAGATGCACCAACTAGAAGCCCAAGCTAAGATTGATA